AAATAGCAAAAGACTTTTTTATTAAATGGCAACAGGCTTGTTATGTTTGCTTTCCTATGATGGTACAGGGCAACTTATTTGCTCTTACATTTGACCATTGGATTAAAGCAAACAAAACAGGAATTATTGCAGGTTTTGGAGCAGTTTTACTTGGCTATACTGTTCTTAAAGAATACAAAGATAAGAAATGGTTTCATGGAGTAACGATTGCATCAGCTTGTTTTGTTGGTGATTTGATGGTTCATCCGTCTCACTTTGCTGGTGTATTTGGCGAAGCTGCATTAACAGCTATAGCATCTGGACTACTTGCAACTTACTTTGTTTATAAACCTCTTAAAATAAAAATATAATATAAATATGGGTAAAGCAATAGGTAGTGACGAAAAGCCAGTTTCATTTAGAAACCACGTCTATAAAAAATCAGACAGTAAAGGAGCCAATCCTAGACCCGGATTCTATACACAAGACTATAGAGATAACTGGGATAGAATTTTTGGTAAAAAGAACAAGGAGAAATAATGTACGGAATTAATAAATGGTTAGAGAAAGTAAAGAAAGCTTATGGTAAGTTATTCAAAAAAGCTTTACAACCTACTAAAAAAACAAGAACTAGACGGAAAAAATAATGTTGTTACCTGACGGATATATGAAAAGAAAAACTTCGACCATTCCGTTTGGTTATGAGTTAGATGAAACAACAGGATATTTAAAACCAATTGAAGAACAGTTAGAAGCTTTACAGGTTGTAGAAAATATGATAGTCAACGAAGAGATATCATTACAAGCTGGAGTTGATTGGTTAGAATACAAAACAGACAGAAAGATTTCTACTCCCGGTTTAAAGAAACACATCGACAAAAAATATGGTAAACGAAACGAAAGACTGGGAGAAGAATCCTCATCTCTACTTACAGGATGACGATGGTAACTTCATCTTAAAAAAAGATGGAACCCCTAAAAAGAAAGCAGGTAGACCACAGACCTCAACAGAAAAAGCTATCAAAGCTGCGAGAGCAACTGTGGGTCGTAAGCAGCGTAACATTAAAAAGCTTGAAGCCAAGCTTAACAATGCTAGACAAGCTTTTAAGAAACAAAAAGAAACAATACAAAAACTTGACAAGACTGTAGAAGGTCCTGTCACTGAAGACGAACTTGATACGCTTCCTCAAGCTGTCAAGGAAAACCTAGACAACCACAAAGTTTTATTTCACGCTAACGAAGGACCTCAAACAGATTTCCTTGCTGCTGGTGAAAAAGATGTACTTTATGGTGGAGCTGCCGGTGGTGGTAAATCTTTTGCTATGATCGTAGACCCACTAAGGTATTGCCACAAGAAAGCACACAGAGCTTTAATCCTCAGACGTTCTATGCCAGAACTAAGAGAAATGATTGACAAGTCTCGTGAACTTTATCCACAAGCATTTCCCGGTGCTAAGTTCAGAGAAGTTGAAAAGCTTTGGAATTTTCCCAGTGGTGCGAAAGTGGAGTTTGGTTTCCTTGAACGAGATGCAGACGTGTACAGGTATCAAGGTCAAGCCTACTCGTGGATTGGGTTCGATGAAATTACTCACTTGCCCACAGAGTTTAGCTGGAACTATCTAGCTTCTCGTCTTCGTACCACTGACCCCGAAATAGAAACTTACCTTCGCTGCACTGCCAATCCCGGTGGTGTTGGTTCGCATTGGGTAAAGAAAAGATACATAGAACCCTCAGAATCAAACACAAGTTTCAAAGGAGCAGACGGTCTTACACGTAAGTTTATTCCGGCTAAGTTAGCTGATAACCCCTACCTTGCAGAGGATGGTGTTTATGAGCAGATGCTTAAATCTTTACCACCGATTCAACGTAGACAGTTGCTTGAAGGTAACTGGGATGTAGCAGAAGGAGCAGCTTTTGTAGAGTTTGACCCGTTACATCACGTCATTACTCCATTTGAACTCCCTTTACACTGGGAAAGAATCAAAGCAGTTGACTATGGATACGCTGCAGAATCCTGTTGTTTATGGGGAATAATGGACCAAAATGACGGAACTTTGATAATTTATCGAGAATTATACAAAAAAGGCTTGACAGGAGAAGAATTAGGTGCTATAATAACAAGTATGGAGCTAGAAGACCCTTACTCGGTCTCTGGTGTTTTGGATACAGCAGCTTGGGCAAGAACAGGTACTACAGGACCTACCGTTGGCGAAGCACTTGTAAGAGCAGGACATAAGCTTAGACCTGCTGATAAGAATAGAATACAAGGTAAAATCCAAATACATGAGTTTCTAAAGGTGCAGGAAAATGGCAGACCTAAGTTACAGATATTTAATACGTGTCCTAACTTAATAAGAGAAATACAAAGTATACCTCTGTCAAAGAATAATCCAGAAGACGTAGACACTCATGCTTCCGATCACGCATATGATGCATTGCGTTATATGATAATGAGTAGACCACGAATGATAAGCACATTCGATAGGTTGAGAGGATTGAAAAGAGATATCCATCAACCGGCTGATTCTACATTTGGATATTAAACTTTATGGCAGACAAGGATAATACATTTTTAAACGCTGATAACATCTACATGGATGTTGAAGGTGAAGCTGGTAAAACTCTTGACCTTGAAATGACACAGCGTAGTAACCTTGTTGGTATTGTTAAATCTAGATTTAGTGTAGCTGAAGATGCTAGACGTTCAGATGAAGCACGTTGGTTAAGAGCTTACGAAAACTATAGAGGACTTTACAACAAGTCTGTTAAGTTTAGAGACTCTGAAAAGTCTCGTATCTTTGTAAAGATTACTAAAACAAAAGTACTTGCTGCTTTTGGTCAATTAGTTGATGTAATCTTTGGTACAGGTAAGTTTCCAATTGGTATTGCTGAAACTAAAATACCAGAAGGTGAGTTAGCAAGTGCACACTTAGACACTCAAACAGGTGCACCCGGTATTGAAAGTACTATGGGTGGTGGTGAGTTACCAGATGATATTGGTAACAGAATAGAAAACCCATACGATGTTGGATACGAGGGTGATGGTAAAGTTTTAAAACCCGGAGCTACTTTCCAAAAAGGAATCTTTGAAGAAAGTCTTGAGGATAAAGTAGAAGATCAATTGGTTGAAGGCTTTAGTCCAATACCTACAGCGTTAGAAATTTCTCCAGCACAAAGAGCTGCAAGGAGAATGGAAAAACTTATCCACGATCAAATAGATGAATCAAAAGGTTCATCAGAAATTAGAAATGCTCTTTTAGAATCTTCTCTACTTGGTACAGGGATTGTAAAAGGACCTTTCAATTACAACAAGAAACTTCACAAATGGGAAACCGGTGAAGATGGTGAAAGAACTTATAACCCGTTAGAAGTTAGAGTACCTAGAATTGAGTTTGTTAGTTGTTGGGATTTTTACCCAGACCCTGCAGCTACTAGTATTGAAGAATGTGAATATGTAATTCACAGACACAAGCTAAACAAATCTCAACTTAGACAACTGCGTAACATGCCTTACTTTGATGAGGATGCTATACGTAATTGTATACAGATGGGAGCTAACTACGAAGAAAAAAGCTTTGAGTCACAATTAAAAGATGATGCAAGAAGCGATGAAGAGTACCAAACAAACTTTGAAGTTTTTGAGTACTGGGGAATCATGGATGCAGAGTATGCACGTGAAGTTGGTATTGAAATAGATGATGACATTGATGATCTAGACGAAGTTCAAATCAATGCTTGGGTATGTGGTGATAGTTTATTAAGAGCAGTGGTCAATCCATTTACTCCTTATAGAATACCTTACCACGCTTTCCCATACGAAAGAAACCCTTATAACTTCTTTGGTATTGGTGTAGCTGAGAACATGGATGATTCTCAACAGATTATGAACGGTCACGCAAGAATGGCTGTAGATAACCTAGCAATGGCTGGGTCTTTGGTGTTTGATGTAGATGAGTCTGCTTTAGTTGGTGGACAGTCTATGGAAATATATCCGGGTAAGATATTCAGAAGACAAGCTGGTATGCCCGGACAAGCTATACATGGTTTAAAGTTTCCTAATACAGCACCAGAAAATATGATGATGTTTGATAAGTTTAGACAACTTGCAGACGAACAAACAGGCATACCTAGTTACTCACACGGACAAACAGGTGTACAAAGTATGACAAGGACTGCTTCGGGTATGTCTATGTTACTAGGTGCATCAAGTTTAAATATTAAAACAGTTGTTAAAAACCTTGACGACTTTTTATTAAGACCTCTAGGAGAAGCTTTCTTTCAGTGGAACATGCAGTTCTTTGAAGGTGGTCTAGATGTCAAAGGTGATTTAGAAGTTAAAGCTACTGGAACAAACAGCTTGATGCAGAAAGAAGTAAGAAGTCAAAGACTTACTACCTTCTTACAAACTGTACAAAATCCTGCTGTTGCTCCGTTTGTTAAGATTTCTAAACTCATTAGTGAACTTGCTTATAGCTTAGACTTAGACCCAGATGAAGTTTTAAACGACCCTGAAGAAGCAGCTATAATGGCACAAATCATAGGAATGCAAAATGTTGGACAAACAACTGGCGAGGAAGCTCAACCCAATAGTCAACAACCCGGAGGTATGGGAAGCCTTGCAGGAACACCTGCACAACCTCAAGACCTTGGACCTACAGGCACTGGCGGTGGCAACATCGGAATCGGAAATGTTCCGGTTGCAGGGGAAGATCAATTCTCTGGTACGCCTAGAGCAATTGCCGGAGCAGGTTAAAGAAGCAGTAAATAGAAAAGAGGAGATATGAAAAAAAATAGTTTATTAAAAGACGATAGCTTTCCAGATTTAAATAAAGATGGAGAAGTTACTTATGCTGATGTATTAAAAGGTAGAGGTGCTTTTGCTGTTGGCGGTTCTCTTTTAGCTGATGATATGCCTGTAGAAGATCAACCAATGGAAGAGCCTATGGTCGAAGAACCCATGATGGAAGAGCCTATGGTCGAAGAATCTATGATGGAACAGCCTGAAGAAGATATGATGCCTGAAGAGGAGATGCTTCCAGACGATGATATGGAAGATGAATACTTAGATTTTATTTTAGATGAAGCATTAGATAACGAAGAAGAAGAATATCTAATGTCACAATTACAAGACAACGAAAGACTTAGCGAAATATTCGATAAAGTCATAGACGTTGCACAAGAATTTGCTGGGTCTGGTCCTGTTGAAGGTCCGGGTTCAGGAGTCTCTGACAGCATACCCGCAAGGTTATCTGATGGAGAATTTGTCTTTACTGCTAAAGCTGTAGAAGAAATCGGAGCCGACAACTTAATGGCAATGATGAAAGATGCAGAAATGAAAGCAGATGAAAGACAAGGTTTAGCTGAAGGTGGACAACCTGAAGAAGAAGAGACTGTTGTAATGCCGGTTGAACAACCTGCTGCTCAACAAGACATTCGTGTTACTAAAACAACCGTTGGTTCCGAAGCTTCACAGCAAGAAGTCAGCGACTTAGTAGACGAAGAAGTCAAAAAGTCTATGCTTAGAGGGAGCAGAAACTTAGGCTAAACAAACTTAACGGTAGGGCTACCTTATGTCATAAGCACCCTATCATTTTTAAACCGAAAGGCTACCTTTACAAGACAAGCCCTGCACAGTCGACACACGCAGCTACCTTGTTAAATGAAAGCCCCCGTAGGAGAAGAATATGACTACTGAAGTACAAGAGGAAAATGCCAATCCTTACAACCAAAAGAAATCTTGGCACACGGATATAGAAGAAAACTTTGAAGACGCTAACGGTCTTTATTTTGAAAAGCCAAAAGCTAAATCAAAAAAAGTAGAAACTGTATCTGAAGAACCTGTAGAACAGGAAGTAACTAAGGATGAACCTTACAAGCGACCAGACTACAAGAAACGTTACGATGACTTGAAAAAGCATTATGACTCTAAACTAAATGAATTTAAGTCTAGAGAACAAGAGTTATTAGAAAAGGCTGCTGAAAACAGACCTCAGTATAAAGCTCCTAAATCTCCAGAAGAACTTGAAAAGTTTAGACAAGAGTATCCTGATGTCTACGAAGTTGTAGAAACTGTTTCTCACCTTCAAGCCGAAGAGAAATCTAAGGACCTGAAAGAGAAACTTGAAAGACTGCAACAACGTGAGCAAGAATTGATTCGTAAAGATGCTGAAAAGCGATTGATGGATAAGCATCCTGACTTTGAAGATATTCGCAATAGTGATGATTTTCACGGTTGGGCAAAAGAACAGCCTAAGTCTATCCAAGATTGGGTATACAACAATGCTGACGATGCTGATCTAGCTTCAAGAGCTTTAGATTTATTTAAACGTGATATTGGTATAGATACTGTACAGAAGAAGTCAAATTCTCAAAAGTCCAGAAAGTCTGCTGCTGATATGGTCTCAACTAAAACAACAACGGTTGAACCACAGCAAACGAAAATTTGGACAGAAAAGGAGATTGCAGCTATGTCTATGGATGAATTTGATCGGCACGAAGCCGAAATAAGTGAAGCCATGCAACAAGGCAGAATTGCAAAATCATAATTATTAACTTTATAACTTAGGAGAATATCACATGGCTCAATATTTTGAACCAACAACTGATACCGATGCTAACTTTGCAAACTCCGTAAGTGGACAGGCTAATAGTTTCTTCCTACCTTCGATTTACTCTAAAAAGGTTTTAAACTTTTTTAGAAAGTCTTCGGTTGTAGAAGCTATTACTAACACCGACTATGCCGGTGAGATTTCTGCTTATGGAGACTCAGTTAAAATCATTAAAGAACCCGTAATCTCTGTTTCTGATTATACCAGAGGACAGGATACTACGCCAACAAAACTAACAGACCAAGAACTTACTTTGGTTGTTGATAGTGCTAAAGCTTTCAAATTCATCGTAGATGATATTGAAACTAAAATGTCACACGTCAACTTCAAAGAAGTAGCTTCTAGTTCTGCTGCTTATGCATTGAAAGATTCTTTTGATGCTGCTGTTATCGCTAACATGTTTAGTGGTTTATCTGCTTCTGCTCCTGACCATGTGTTAGGTGCTGACAGTGCAACTGCTTTA